GTAACGACGATCAAGCTCGTCGAAGATGCGCCGGTTGTTGTCTGCCAGAATGTCCGGCAGGGCCTGCGCCAGCTCCATTGTCGCACCCCGGGCGTCGATGTTGTAGACCGGGGAAACGGTCGTGCCGCTCATTTTGTGGTTGGGGACGATGCTGCCGCCGGTGGAGGGCACGAAGAGCTCAGGGCCGCGCTCGCCGACGAGGTAGGGGCTATTCCCGGTGACGGGGCCACCGTTCGCCCGCGCCTGCAGCCCTTGGGCGGCGGCGTTGGCGATGTTCGCCACCATGCCCGTGCCGCCGGTGAACAGGTTGAAGAAACTGAGCAGTAGCTGCCGAGCCATCAGGTCAGCCAGCATCCGGCGCAGGATGTTGACGAAGCCCCGGGCCATGCCTTTCAAGCCCTCCTCGAACGGGTCGAAGAGGAAGTCGGCGAACACGCCTTGCATCTGCCGGGCGGCCTCGGCGGCGAATTCGGCAAGGGGGCCAGTCTGGGGGCGCAGGCGGGCGTCGAGGCCGGCGACGAGGCTATCGGCCAGACCCTCGCCGAACTCTTGGAAGGTTGGTTCGATGTCCTCCATCGTCATCATCGCCCAGCGGTCGATATCCTCCTTCGTCTTCTTGGCGCGCTCCCGAGGAGATGAGGTGGTTTTCTTCTTCTTCGGATCGTCGGGCTCCTTCGCCATCGCCAGCGCACGCTCGGCTTCGATCTGCTGGTTTACGATGGCAAGGGCTTGTCGCAGATAGGCGATACGGTTTTTTTCTTCTTGGTTGCCTACTTTCGCCGAATCAATCATGCGCGCGCGTTCGAGCGGGCTCAAATCCATGCCGCCGCCCGGCACCACGCCGGTCGACACCCGAGAGGCTGCCGCAATTTCTTGCTCGAGAAGTGCGCGCTGGCCGGCAAGACCGCTAGCCTCGATTGCACCCAGTTTGACCAGCTCGTTGCGGGTGTACTGGATGAACGACGATACCTTCTGCAGCGCCTTGGTGAACCCGGTGATCAGCGCGCCGGAAAGCGCGTTGGCGGCTTCGACCAAGGCTGGGTCGCGCAGGGTCTTGGACAGCTCGTCGAGCGCCTTGCGACCCTCGTCGGTCTTCTTCGCCGCCTCGGTCAGCTTGCCGAACGCCGACACCAACACGCCGCCAGTGAGCAGGCCGAAGGCGAGGTTGATCGCCTTGCCCGTCACCTTGGCCGTCTTCTCGATGGTCTTCAGCGAGGTCGTGGCCGAGCGAATCGCCGCTTGCGTCTTGTCGACTGCGGTTATCTGGACTTCTGTCTTTGCCACGATGCCTCCTGATCGTCGTGCTCCATCTTGGCGGCTGCCAAGAGGTGCACGAAGTCGCGCTCGGTCATGTTGAAGATGTCGTCAGGCAGGACACCCATTCGGAGCGATAGCGCGTAGACCGCCCGAAGGTAGGTGTCCTCTCTCAGTTTTTTTCGGCGTCCTCGATGTTCACCCCGCCGGTGTTCATCTCGGTGACGATGCGAACGAGCACGTCAGGATCGTACTCGTTCATCAGGTCTTTGCGCTCGACGCGGCCGAAGAGCTTGGCCCCGTGCTTGTCCCGCGCGCGCACCTGCACCGTCACCGCCATCGCCTCGAGGTCAAGGATGGTCTTGTCCCCGTCCTGCTTGGCGAAGAGGAAGATTTCCCGGCGCTCGGCGAGGGTCATGTCCGGCCAGTAGTAGACCGAGATGCCCCACTCCGGCACCGGGATTTCGACCAGCGTGTCGACCGAGCGCCGCTCCTGGAACTGCGCCCGCGCTGCCGCTTTCCAGTCCATCAGCCCTCGGGCGCGAGCACGAGCGACACGTTCGCGCCCGGGGCGAGCGCCACCTGACCGCTGGTGTCGGTCTCGTCCCAGAACGCCGTCACCGAACCCGACCACGACTTGATCGCGATGACGTTGTAGGTCTTGTCGAGGTCGCTGAGGTTGGTGTCCTCGGCGTACTCGGCCGATGCCGTGAAGCTGAAGCCCGTGACCTCGGCGACGGTGTTGGTGCCGACGCGGACGAGGCCTTCGCTGCCGTGATGGTTCGCCATTTCGATTGTCTCCTGTGGTTACTCTACGACCGACCCGGCATCGGTCTCGCTGGTCATGTAAAGGGTCCGGTACACCATGCGCGCCGCCCCGATCGGAGCGTCGCCGTCAAAACTCATCGTCAGCGCCGTGTCGGTCAGCTGGCAGTCCTTCACCAACCCGCCGAGCGTGTGGTCAGCCCCGATGGCGTTCTCGACATTGGCGCAGAGGTTGTCGAGACGGTCGTCCAGGTGCCGCGTGTCGCGCGAGACCACCTCGATCACGAGCTGCAGCTCGCGATGGTAGGTGCGCGGGTAGGTGAGCGTCGTGCCGGTCACGCTCTCGGAGTTGGCGTAGACCAGCGCCGCAGCCAGCACGTCCGCCGGCAGGGGGTGCACGCGCGAGGCAGAGACCGTCTGAGCGACCTCGGCCGCTTCGAGGATCTGCACGACCCGGTCGCGGATGGTGCGGCGGGCGTGGCTCACGCGGCCTCCTGCAGGAGGTACATATTCGACTCGGTGACGAGGTTGTCGCCGGCCTCGGTCTCGATGTTCGCGGGCTCGTCGAAGTCGAGGTCAAGGTCGACCTCGATGCGCAGCACCGTCATCCCGGTGCCGTCGGGCTGGAAGCCGCGCACGGTGTAGCCGCGGCCGTCGATGAAGAGCGCGTCCCCGTGCCCGACCCGGCAGGGCATCGAGGCCGTCGAGACGGTAAACGTCGGCAGGCTGGACTCGACGTCAGCATCGGCCACGCCGACGGCCACGAAGGGTGCGTCGAAGATGCCGATGATGTCATACACCCGGCCGGCGCGTCGGTACCGCGCGCGGCTGCCCCAGTCGGACAGCGACAGCATCGACAGCCGGTCGGCTTCGGTCTCAACCGCCATAGGTCACCCGCCACATCTCGGAGGTGGAAGTCTTGCCGACCCACTCGACGCGGCCAGAAAGGGTCGTCTTGAAGAGGTGTTGCCACTCGTGATACGGCCGCGCCGCGGGGTGCATCTCGACCCCGTTCCACTTCGAAGAGTAATCGGCGGCGGCCAAGAGCAGCGTCTTCGCCGTCACCCGCTCGAGCTCCAAGAGCCCAGGCACGATGTCGACCTCGAGCAGATGCTCCAGCACGTCGATGCAGGTGACGTGATCGAACTGGCCGTCCTTGAACGGCAGCGCGTGGATCTGCCCCTCGACCACGTTGCCGCCGCAGAGCTCGGGCACCGCTTCGGCACCCATCACCGGGGAAAGACCGAGGCGATCAGCCTCGCGCAGCAGCTCGCCGCGACCGCAGCCGACGTCGAGGAATGACCCCTTGAGGCCGTAGAGCGCAGCCGTCACCGGCCGCAGACGCTCGTCGTAGCACCGGTAATTGGCATCCGTCGTGTAGACGTGCCGGTATTTGGCGATTTCAGCGAGCCGGGCGTCCACGCTTCACCTTGGCCGCGTCGGCCGCCGGTTCTGCAGCCGCCACCACTTCGGGCTCGGCGTAGGGCTTGGCGAAGCCCCTCATCACCATCCAGCCGGCGAAGTTGGCGTCGACCGAATACACCCGGCCGACCTCGAGCGAGGTGCCGCGATAGGCTCGGCCGCGAAGGATCTCAATTTTCATAGGAGCGGAACACCTTGGTCAGATACCCAGACGGCGCGGAGACAATCTCCGGCCGCGCCATATAATCGCGCACTTGCTGCCACGCCGTCGAGGCCGTCACCCCGAGCTCGAGGCCGCGGAAGCCCGGCGGGCTGTGCCAATACCGGCGCGATTCCGTGTACGCATCGCAGCCGCAGACGATGATCTCGTCGCAGCCCAGGAAGTCCGCAATCCAGACCGCCGTGCCACCGCTAAAGCCGAAGTCGGGGACGATGCCCGACCAGATGTCGGCGAGATCCTTGTGGTGGGTCACGAGCGGGATGCCGTGACCCTGCAGGATCGGCGCAATCTCGCGGTCCTGGAAGACGATGTAGTCGAGGCTGAGAAGCAGAGCGTGCTGGTTCACACCGATCCAGAGACCGGTGGCACCGACCCGCGGACGCACCGCACGCAGGTCGCTTAAAAGGGTGGGGCCGCCACCAAGGACGACTGCTCGT